CACGCCAATCGGTGGGCCAGCCACTGTCGTTTCTCGCCGGGCACATAGATTTGGGCGTAGCCGCCCTTGATGCGCGAACCTGGCGCGATAGTGCATGGAGTAAGCACGTGGTGAGTGTAAGTGTTTTGGCGCACTGAATGGAACCTATCCAGCGACGAAACCTAACGGGGGTACGTCCACCGTCTGGAGAACGGCGGGCTGCGCTCGCGCCCCCGCCTGAGCAGGAGCAACCACATGAACAAGGAAATTAGACCGGGAACACGAGCATGGCGACGGTTGAAGCGCGTGCAGTTGAACGCCGTCATTCGTGCGATGGGTGTCTTCCAACGAGGGATCGTCCACAGTCCGATGCCCACCACGCTACACCTTATCCGTGACGTGAATGACGCATTGTCGCAACTGAAGGGATTACACGAGGAGGAGTTCTGGCGTGGTCTGCCGTTAGGAGCCGTGCCCCCGCCGCCAGAAGGGGAGACGGTATGACGACTGACGCAGCGGAGGAGGGGTCGCCCGACAGATGACACCCGAAGAAGCCCGGGCCCGCCTGGTCATGGAGATTGACGCGCAGTATCGCGCGGCGCTCCACGACGTACTGGCACGCGTGCCGATCACCGAGGAGGAGCGGCTCGAGGTCGCTGGTGCGGTAGTGGGGCTACTTCTGCGGAAGATGTATCAGCAGCGAGGGATCGCATGGTTGGAGCAGGTCATCAAGGCCGTCCTGGCGGACTAACGCCCGCGCAGCGCGTCATCCTGCAGCGGAACCTGATCGGGGCGATGCGCACCTACATGACGGAGGTCTCCTTGCTCGAGACCATCGAGATTGTGGGCCCGTCGACGACGCGCGACCTCTGCGTCTACGCGCGGGCCCTGATGCCCCATGTGACCCGCACGACACTCCAGCGGCGGCTGACGCAGTTGCGCCGTGTCCGGGTGGTGCAGGTGTTCCCCTTGGGGGCGCGTCGGATGCTCTGGGCGTTGCCCTCGCAGGGGAAACCCAAGCCGCGGCGCCCGCCGGCCCCTCGTGCGCCGAACGTGAGCCCGCAGCCAGCGACGGCGTCGCTCGGGAGTTGGTGGATTGGCAAGGACCGCGCGACGTTCTACGACACCATGAAGGCCCGATGGCCCGCGTGAACAAGAAGCAGGCCCCCCGCGGGAAGCGGATCCGCACGGTCTCGCTCAGCGACCCGGAGCGCCTCGAGCGGTTCTGCGACGTCTACCGGTCGTCGTTCAATGCCACCGAAGCGGCGAAGGCCATCGGCTACGCCCCGTCGATTGCGAGCCAGTCTGGCGCCATCCTGCTCCAACAGGCTCAAGTGCAGGAGATCCTGGCACGCCAGGCGATGACCGCCCTGGCGGAAACCCGGATCTCCCCGAACTGGGTGTTGACGATGGTGGCCGAGATTGCGGCGTTCGACCCGAAGGACCTGTACGGCGACCACGTCGACGCGCGCGGCAGGTATCACTTCTACATGAAAGAGATCAAGGTGATGCCGAGCTACGTGTCTCGGTGTCTCAAGAAAATGAAGGTCATCCGGACCAACCTGGTGAAGGGCGACGGGCACACCGACGAACTGTATGAGGTCCAGTGGTATGACCGGCTCCAGGCGCTCGCGCTCCTGATGCAGCACCTGGGCTTGCTCAAGGTGCAGGTCGAACTCGATCACCAGGTGCGCGCCGAGGCCCTCGAGAAGATGACCGACGAGGAGTTCAACGCCGAGGTCCAGCGCATTGCCGAGAAGATCCGGCGCGACACCGTGGCCCGGGCGGCCCTGCGCTTGCCGGCGGCCGAGATTGTGCCCACCCCCAAGGCGAAGGCCCAGGCTAAGGCGCGGCGATGAACCAAGCGACACGCAACCCCGACCTCCTGACCGAAGAGCAGCGCAAGGAGATGATGGCCGGCTGGCGGCTCATCATCGAGCACCAGATCAAGCGAGAGCAGTGCGCGTTCTACACGTACTACCCCGACGACGGCCCGCTGCGACGGGAACTGTACGCGAAGCACATGGAGTGCTTGGCCGCGGGCGCGGTGTTCAAGGAGCGGCTGTTCATGGCCGCCAACCGCGTGGGGAAGACCGAAGGCGTCGGCGCGTTTGAAGCGACCTGCCATCTGACCGGGCGCTATCCCTTGTGGTGGCAGGGCCACCGGTTCCAGGGCCCGATCGAGATGTGGGCGTGCGGCACGAACGGGGAGACGACGCGCGACATCGTGCAGAGCAAGCTGCTCGGTCCGGTCGACAAGCCGGGCTACGGCATGATTCCGCCCGGCTGGGTGAAGCACACGTCGCGGCGGACCCACGGGCTCCAGGGCGCCATCGAGTCGGCGCAGATCAAGCACGTGAACGGCGGCTACTCGCTCGTGAACTTCAAAGCCTACGAGCAGGGCCGGAAGTCGTTCGAGGGCACGGCCAAGCACTTCATCTGGTGTCTCGCCGAAGGCGAGCTGGTCCAGATGGCGGATGGGCGCGTGATGCCCATCGAAGAGGTCGTGGTCGGCGATCACGTGTTGTCGCTGGATAGTGATGGTCGCCCAGTCGCGCGGCGCGTCACCGGCACCGCCGACCAGGGCCACAAGGCCACAATTGCGCTGACGACACGACACGGGAGCCGAGTCGTGGTGACACCAGATCACCAGGTCTATTGGGGGTACAGCCGAGTCAGTAAGCAGCGCGCGGATGAAACACGTCGCGTGGCGCAAATTCGTCCGGGGTGGTGGCCGGAGGTCACGCGTGACCGTGCAGAGGCGTGGTACGTCTGGGCGGCGCTGGTCGTGGCGGAAGGGACCGTATCGCAGCGGAAGGTGACGAGCGGAGACGTGGAGAGCCTGGAACGCGCGGCGTCGATGTTGCCACCAGAGGCCCGCGTACGAAAGAAGGTCATGCCAGCCGGCCACGTGCCGGACTGGCACCTGGTCTGGCCAGCCTTCTGGCAGGACATGCCGCCAGGAGTGGCACACGAGAAGCAGATCCCGTCGTGGGTGTGGACGTCGTCGCGGGAGAAGGCGACGCTGTTCCTCCGGTGGCTGTATCAGGGCGACGGGTGGGCGTCTGGACACACGATCGGGTATGCCACGACCTCGGAACGTCTCGCGCAAGAGCTTGTGATCCTCCTGTCGCGGCTGGGCATCCGCGCATCCCTGCGCGCCCGTGAGCCAGTTAATCCGCGGTGGCGTCGTCAGTGGTGGGTGCAGATCGCCAAAGCGCGAGATGTGCTCCTATTCTGCGAGCACGTCGGCATCGAGGGGAAGTCTCCTGCGCTGGCGCGCGTTCGTGCGGAAGCCAACCGCCGCGCCGCCAGCAATCTGAAGCGGCTCAAGCGGCACGCCCCAGCGGCCCCGCCACGACCCGTCGTGGAACGCGCCGCGGTGCGCCGCACGGAGCCAGCCGGCGACCGCCGCGTCTTCGACATCACCGTGGAAGGGGAGCATCGGTTTCTCGCAGGCACGGCGCTCATCAGTAACTGCGACGAGGAGCCGCCCCTCGACTGCTACACCGAGATGCTCTACCGGACGCTGACGACGAAGGGCCTGGTCCTGACGACGTTCACGCCGATGCAGGGCTTCTCGGAGATGGTGCGGAGCTTCCTCGAGCCCGATAGCGACGAAGCGGCCGAGAGCAAGGTCGTCATCCAGGCCGGCTGGGACGACGTGCCCCACCTCGACGCGTCGGAGAAGCGTCGACTGCTGGCCACGACGCCGATCTACATGCGCGCCGCCCGCACGAAGGGCGAGCCCACGATGGGCTCGGGTGCCATCTACCCGATTCCGGAGTCGGACATCCTCGTGCCGACCCGGTCGATCCCAGACACCTGGCCGAAGGGCTACGGCCTGGACGTCGGGTGGAACCGGACCGCCGCGCTCTTTGTGACGCAGGAGCCTGGCACCGGGGTGTACATCGCCTACGACGAGCACTACATGAGCGTCGGCGAGCCGTCGTCCCACGCGCGCGGCATCCGGGCCCGTGGGGAATGGCTCGTGGGCGTCATCGACCCCAACTCTCGCGGTCGCAGCCAGCACGACGGCCGACAACTCCTTGAGAGCTACCGGGCGCTCGGGCTGAACCTCGAGGAGGCCGACAACGCGGTCGAAGCCGGGCTACTCGATTGCTTCACGCTCTTGGTTGAGGGCCGGTTCAAGGTCCAAGAACACCTCGCCAACTACCGCGCCGAGTACCGGAAGTACCACCGGGACGAGCAGGGCAAGATCGTGAAGGCGCACGACCACCTGATGGACGCGTTTCGGTATTTCGTGAAGTCCGGTCGAGATAGAATGACCATCCGTCCCCAAGCTCAACGCAAGTCGATCAATCCGGCCGGGCCGAGCGGGGACGGGCGATCGTGGATGGGTTCGTGACCGCACACTCCCCCCATGGCCCCCTGCGCCAAGCGTCGCTTCGACGGTCCGCGCCAAGCTCGACGAGCCGCCCAGTCGGCCGCCTGGCGCATCTGGTGCTACCAGTGTCCCGAGTGCGGGTTCTGGCACCTGGCGAACGCCGACAAGGACGCGCACCTTGGGCCACAGCGCATCGACCGCTGGCCCCAACGACATCGACCCGCAACCCGGCAGCGGTGGCGCCGCCGGTAACAACCCCCACACAAGGAGCGTCCTCATGCGACGGTGGCTTCTGATCGGCGTCGGCGTGGTCCTCGGCAGTCTCGGCGTGACGCCCGTCCTCACCCAGGAGGCGAAGGCCAAGCGCCATACCGTGCAGCAGGTGCAAGTCATCGCCGCGTCGGGCACCGCGAAAGCCCTGGAACCCGGGCAGCGCATCGTCGGGTTCTCCTGCTTCGCGGCGGCGAGCGCGACGGGACCCACGCAAAATCATTGCTTCGCCCTGGCGAGCAAGGATGTGGCCGTCACGATCTGGGAAGAGGAGCGACGCTGATGTGGGCCTGGCTCGAACGGCTACGCCTGCGCTTCGGGGGCGCCATCACTCCGAGCGGCACGCTGGCGGTCCCGATGGCCCAGCACTACGAAGCGAGCGAGCGCGACAAGTGGAAGGCCGAGCACGGCTACTCCGCGGCCTTCGACCCGATGCCCTGGTCGGAGGACATCGCCAAGCACAACGCCGAGGTCACGCGGGAGTATGACGAGGAGGTCGCCCGCCGCATGGCCGCCTACGACGCCGGCGAGTACCAGCCGAAGGTGATGGTGCTCAAGAGCGGGCAGCTCACGGCCGCGCGTCTCGAGGCCATCATGCAGAACCACGAGCGCCCGCGCGCCGTGGAACTCGACTGGCACATGGACATGACCGCGGCACCTGGTCGTCGACGAGACGTGACGCACGAGCAGCCGGCCCCGCTGCCCCCGGCCGAGGTCCTGGCGGCGGCGCGTGAAGCCGGCCGCCTGGTGCATCAGATTGCGCTCGAGGAGTACCGTCAGAACCGACAGCGCGAGGACCGCCCGGCCATCCTTGATCGGCTGATCGGCACGCGTGACCAGGTCCTGGCCTCCTGCGACGGCGATGCCGACAAGGCCGACCAGGTAGAAGAGACCATCGCCGTGGCCCATCTGGTGGCTGAGCGGATGCGCCAGCGCGAAGAGGCCCTGAAGGACACTCAGCCGGCCCTGTGATGGCGACCAAGCCCCTCGGCCGTGCGCCCCTGCAGATCGCGTTTCGCCCATCGAAGATCCGGGCGGATGCCCAAGCGCGCGGGGCGCTCATGGCGATGGCAGCGAAGGTCCAGGACGAGGCGCACTGGCAATCCATCCTGGCGAAGGCCGAGACCGACGCGCAGCGGGAGGAACTGGAGCGCGTCATTGGCCCCCTGCTCGCGTTCCGCCGGCCGGACACGGCCTGCACCACGCCTGAGTGCGACAGTGGCGAGCCGGGCGTGTGGCAGCCGGTACTCGTGGTGGCGAATCCCGTCGACCCGACCGACACGAGCTGGGTCCCGATCGAGTTGCGGCTGTGCGACACGTGCAAGGCCGAGGCGTCGGTCGAGCACTTCGTGACCGACGACATCTGGCGGCAGATCATCCACGCCTGGGACCAGCCGCAATGGCCGCCCGTGCGCCGGCTGACGCGGTTGACCTGGGACCGGACACACTGAGGAGGACATGACCTATGCCAGCAGAAGAGACGATCGATCAACTCCTGAATGACGCGAAAGAGGCAGGGGGGCGTGTATGGCGGCTCGTGAGACTGACGCCAGAGGGGGAGGACGAGCGCGGCGCCGACTTTATTGTCACTCCCAACGACGAGCAGCTCACTGATCGGGACTTCGCCAGTCGTATCCTGATCCCAGCCCTGACAGCCGTCCGCGGCCGATGAGCGACCATCGCCTCATCATCACGGACGACGGCAACCAACGGCTGACGGTCGTCGAGCGCATCAAGCGCCAGATGTCCGACAACCCGAAGGACTTCCCGACACTGACGGCCGCGCATCTAACCGGCGGCCCGGCGTCGGACCCAACCGACACGCGGGTGCGGACCGAGATCGACCGCATCATGCCGCGCAAGCTCCGGGCGAAGGCCGTGGGGGCGTTCCTGTTCAAGACGCTGCTCGGTAACCCGGTGCTGCTCTACGACGTCTACCTGCTCCAGCGGGAGGGGTTCGTGGCGCTCCTGAAAGAGACGATGCGCCCCGACTCGCTGGCCCACGGGCTGAGTGACAAGGAACTCGAGATGTCCTGGGAGACCTACGAGTTGAACATGAAGATCTTGGCCACCAAGGGCGCGCGGCTGCGCAAGCGAAAGGACTGGCGGTGAACGCGCCACTCGATCGCCCGCTCGTTCCCGTCTCACCGCTCTGCCCAAAGTGCGGGTCCGCCGTGTGGTTCAAGTCGCCGCCCCTCCACGGTCTATCACTGACAGATCCGGTCGATATGCGCTGCTCGAGTGCGTCGTGTGACTGGAGCGGGAAGTATCCCCGGGCGGTGCCGGCGCCGGCGGTCGAGCCATGACCGTCTTCGAGGTCGACAACCCGACCTTTAAGGTCTGTCCGCTCTTCGTCGTGGACTGCGACTTCGCGCGGCTGACGACGTACTTGGCGAAGCACTGGAAGGTCGAGCCTGGCATCGAGTGCCAGCACGCCGGTATGATGCTCACGTTCGACCAGCCGCCCTGGCGCGTGGTGTGGGTGAAGGACCAGCCCGACACCTACGAGCGGCTCGGCGTATTCCTGCATGAGATCTTCCATCTGGTCACACGCATCTGCCAGGACAAGGGCGTGCCGATCAAGGCGCAGACCGCGGAGGGACTGGGCGACGAGGCCGCGGCCTACCTGTTCGACTTCTTCGCGCGTGAGGCCATGCCGAAGGCCGGTGTGCGCCTGGTGAAAGCGAGGCGCCGATGAACTGGCTCGATCGCATCGTCGCGCTGTGGCGCCGGCAGCATCCCAAGGAGCCCCTCGAGGAACTTCAGAAGACGGCGTCCGGGCTGTCGCGGCGATCGTTCCTGCGGCTCACGGGCGCGGCCGGTGTAGTGGTGGCCACGGGCGGGCTCGAGGTCCTGGCGCGGCCGATGGTGGTTGTGCCAGACATGGGGAAGGTCCACGTCTTCCTGACCCCGGAGTTGATCACGCGAGAGACCATGGCCATCCTCAAGAAGAACATGGCGTTAGCGGGGCTCTTTAACCGGCAGTACCAGGACGCGAGCGCAGTCGGTGACGTGGTCACGATCCAGAAGGGGCGCACGATCGGTCAGTCGGGCATGACCCATCAACTCTCGGTGGACTTGGTTCGGTTCGAGACCCAACCACAGATGATGTCGTTGAATGACGCGCGGCAGCGAATCATCGAACCTAGGAAGACATGCGAATGACCATGACCCGCCGTCAACTCCTCACCGCCTTGCTCGTGGCGCCCTTCACCCCGCGGCTGGTGCCGGAGGTTCATCACTACCCCGCCGTCGACCGCGAGACGGGCATCAGTATTCGGTACGTTCAGCAGTGGGAAGAGGCACCGCGGATGGACGTGAACGTGCTCGCGTACTACGAGGCCGGGCGGAACCCCGACACATGGGACTGAAGTACGGCATCGACGTCCAGACCCCGGGGCGTGTGGCTGGCACGCACGACTGGACGCCGATCATGCAGAACACGCTGACACGCCGGCTGTGGGAGCACGCCCACGGCTGCGTGGCCTTCGAGGCCCAGCTTCGGCAGCAAGGGCACCAGACGCGCCTCGTCGAAATCCAGGACGACGACCCCACCTACAGCGTCTGACCCGCGGCGCCGGCTTGACAGCCGCCGCGACTGAGACACGATCCTGCCGCCCGGAGGCTCACCCCTATGGGCAAGCACGGCGGGATCGATAAGGTCAATAGCGAGCACAACGCCCGGAACAACGACCACACGAAGGGCGTCCGGCAGGGCCAGCGCGCCGGCGGCAGCGGCCGAGACACGGCGACGATCGCGGGCTCGATGTCCATGCACCAGAAGGGCCCGACGCAGCGCATGCCGCCGAGCGACGGCTCGAGCAAGGACGTCAAAGCCCTGGCCCGCGTGGCCGGGGGCCGCACCGAAACCGGCAAGAAGTAACGCCGCCTGCCCATGCGCGCGATCGAACTGCCGGCCGAGGCGGACGCCGGATCCGCCGGCGGCCTGCAAACCGCCGACGACAACCCCGAGGAGAAAGCCAAGCGCGACCAGCGCGACCAGGTCCGCGCGTACCTCGAGCGGTCCCGCCGGCAGTTTCGGACCGCCGATACGGCCTCCTTCCACTTCCGCACCCAGATGCGGATCGATCAGCGGTTCGCCGCGGGGGGCGGGTATCAGTGGCGGACCGAAGATCGCGGGGCCCGTGAAGCGGAAGGGCGCCCCTGCCTCGAAATCAACCGCATCCCACAGTTCATCCGGCAGGTCTCAAACCAGACCCGCGCGAACCGCTCCCAGATCGTCATCAAGCCCAAGGGGAAGGGCAGCACGGTCAAGCTGGCGGCGGCGCTTCAGGGCCTGGTGCGTGGGATCGAGGTCGACTCGGACGCGGACATCGCCTACGACACGGCGATGGAACACCAGCTCCGGTCCGGCCTGGGGTTTCTCCGGCTGGTGGCGCAGTGGGCGAATGAGGACGCGTTCGACGAGCAGGTCTGCCGCATCATCCGCGTCCGGAATCCCCTGGCCGTGTTCTGGGACCCCTCGACACAGGACGCGAACTTCTACGACTGCCGGTGGATGCACATCGTCGGCCTGGTCGGGACGGAAGAATACGATGCCCGGTGGGGGAAGCACTCCCCGCGCGCTTCGATCGTGGAGTTCCTGACCGGCCAGCGCGACCTCCAAGACTGGGCACCTGAAGGCAAAGTCGTCATCGCGGAGTACTACGAGGTGACGGTGGAGCCGCGGATGCTGCTCCAGATGGCCACGGGCGACAAGATCTGGGAGACCGACCTCGAGAAGTTCCGCCAGGCGTACGCCCTCCAGCATCCCGGGGAACCGCCCGTCGAAGTGCGCCGCGCGAAGGAAGTCGACAAGCGCGTCGTGCGCTGGTGCTTCCATAACGCGATCGAGATCCTCGAAGGGAACGAGGATAAGACGGCCGGCCGCGAACTGCCGGGCAGCCGGATCCCCGTGTTCCCGCTCGTCGGTGACGAGATCGACCTCGACGGCCAGGTCGACTACCGCGGCATGGTGCGCGACGCCCGTGAACCCCAGATGATGTACAACTTCTGGGCCTCGAGCATCGCCGAAGCCGTCGCGCTGGCCCCGAAGGCCCCCTGGGTGGCGGCGAAGGGCCAGATCGAACACTACATCGACGACTGGAAGAACGCGAACCGCGAGACCAAGCCGGTTCTGCTGTACGACCCGAAGGCCGTTGGCGATCACCTGGTGCCACCGCCCCAGCGCAACGCCATCGAGCCCGCCATTCAGTCAATGGTGATGGGCCTGAGCGAAGCCGACCGAGATCTGATGTCGGTCATGGGCCTCTTCCAGCCCAGCCTCGGCGAGCGCGGGTCGACGAACGAGAGCGGCAAGGCCCGTGAAGCCCTCGTGGCGCAGGGCATCGTCGCCAACAGCAACTACGCCGACAACCTCCAGCGCACGAAGCGCGCGATCGGGCGGTCGATTCTCGAATGGGTCCGCACGATCTACGACGTGCCCCGCATCGTGAACCTGGTGCAGCCGGACGGGACACAGCGGCCGTCCGTGGTGTACGCCGGCGAGGAGAACAAGCCGAACCCCGGCGAGTTCCCCGACGAGATTACCGACATCTTCGATATCGGCGTCGGGGAGTTCGACGTCTCGGTGTCGACCGGCCCGAGCTTCCAGACCGAACAAGAGCGCACGCAGGCGTGGCTGCTCGACCTGTTCAAGGTCATGCCGCCCCTGGCCGCCATCGGCGCCGACATCCTGCTCGAGCACTCGACGCACCCCGCGGCGCAGCAGCTCGCCAAGCGCGCGAAGAAGGCGCTGCCGCAGGAGTTCCAGGACGAGACCGGCGATCCGGAAGCCAAGGTGACCCGCCTCGAGGCCGAGCTGTCGCAGAAGACGCTCATCCTCGAGAAGGCGCACCAGGCCATCATCGACCTCTCGACCAAGCTCGAGACGAAGGAACTGGACCTCGAGACCAAGAAGCAGGTGGCGATGATCCAGGCCGAGGCCCAGAAGTGGGTGACGGCGGCGAAACTCGCCAACGAGACCGACCGCGCCGTGTTCATGGCCGAGATCGAGCGCCTCAACCTGATGGTCAACCAGGTCCATGAGGGCACGATGGCCACCATGCAGACCGAGGCCGCCGAGCGCCAGCAGCGCCAGCAGCAGGCCGGCGAGATTGAAAAAATGCAGACCCAAGCGGCCTTACAGCCCCCGGCTGAATCGGGCGCTTGACACCGTGCAGGAATGAGACACGAGACTCAGTCGACTGATGCGCCCGTGCAACGGGCCGCTGTTTTCAAGGAGACCGCGACCATGATCCGAAAGACCCGACTCGTTGCCGCAGCCCTCGCGCTGCTCGGTGCGTTCGCTGTGCTGGTTCCCGCCACCCTGCCGGTGTCGCTGTTCGCGCAGGCGTCGATCAGTTCGACGACCCTCGGCACGGCGCTGGCCAAACCGTCCCAAGGCAGCCCCGCAACGACGGTGACCTTGGCATCGGGCTCCGGGGTCGCTGTCGGCCAGGGGGTGGTAATCGACGGCGAATACATGACGATTCAGTCCGCGACGGCGTCAACCACGCGGTGGAACGTCGTGCGCGGCCAGAGCGGGACGGTGGCGAACGCCCACGCGAGTGGCGCCGTCGTCTGGTTTGCCGCGGCGAATTACTTCCAGTTCGGCACCCGTGGCCCGACCGGCCCGTGTGTCTCGACCGATGAGGTCGCACTCCCGCGGTTCGTGATTGGCGCGCAGGGCGCCAGTCTCTACAACTGCGTGGCGGTCTCGACGCTCGCCGCCTCGACGGCGTCGACGTGGACGCGCTACACCGACAACGGCCTCCCGGCCTACCAACCGACGAAGTACACGGGCTGGGTCTACGACACGCTGGGGGCCATCACGATCCAGCCGGGCGTGCAGTTCATCGGCTCGAGCGGGGCGCTCGCCATGACCCTCGCCGCGCCATCGAAGTACATGGACGGCCTGGTGATGGTGCTCCAGGCGTCGACCGCCCAGGCGCACACCGTCACCTACACCGCCGGCTTCTACGGCACGACGACCTCGAGCGACGTCGCCACGTTCGGCGGCGCCATCGGGGACAACTTCGTGGTCTACGCCTCGAACGGGGTCTGGCGCATCCAGAGCCTGAAGGGCGTGACGGTCGGATAATGCCGAACCCTTCTTTCAACCCCCAAGGGGGCGGCACGTTCCACCCGGAGCAGGACCTCCTGCTGACCGGGAACCTCCGGTACACGGGCGAAGCGACCCACGCCGACAACCCGGCCACGATCGGGGGCACGGAGACGCTCACCGGTAAGACGCTGACGTCGCCGGCCATCAATACGCCGACGATTGTGGCGCCCGTCGTGAGCGGCGCCGGGTCGCACAGCGCCCAGATCGACCAGGACATCAAGGTCCTGGCCGCCGACTTCGAGATGGTCACGGGCGGCGTCGGGTCAACCTTGGCCAACGTCACCGGCCTGTCGTGGTCGGTCATTGCGGGCGCCACCTACCGCTTCCGCCTGGTCATCCCCAAGGTGGTCATGACGACCAACGCCGGGCTGAAACTGGCCTTCAAGCTGACGACGGCCACGCTGACCTCCTTGAACCTCCGGGTGCGATCGAGCACCGACACCGACAACACCGGGGCCGTCTCGGTGAACCACACCACGGCGACCGATCAGGCCACCTGGGTGAGCCAGAAGGCCGTGGTCTACACGACCATCGAAGTCGAAGGCTCGTTCGTGGTGAATGCGGCCGGCACGATCGCCGTGCAGGCGGCGCAGGAAACCGCGCACGCCGACACGACCACGATCGTGAAGGGTGCCTACGCGGAGCTGAAGCGGGCGGCGTAACCCCCGCGCACGTGTCATCACCGGGGAGGGTCGCCCCCTCTCCGGTGGCTCCCGCCAGCCACGGTGACACGGCAATCGGCGGACCGAACCCGGCCGGGTCCGACCGGGGCATCGCCTTCCTCCCCTGGAGGCGCTGCACGGTCCGCCCCTATATCCGGCGGGTCACGCGCCTGGTCGCACCTGGCGCCGGGAAGGACAGCACGAGACATGGACAACGAAGACGTCACGATGGAATCGACCACGGACACGGAGGAGCAGATCGCGGAGGGCCTCGCGCCCGACACGGATCTCGAGGGTGTCGAGGCCGCAGCGTCCGACGAGGCGACGCCGGCCGCCGACGCAACAGTAGTCGATCCTCCTGTCGTCGACGATCCGTCGAAGCCCGCCCCGACCGAGACGAAGCTCGCGGCCCGTGGCACGGCCGACCGCAAGGCCCGCCCGCAGCGGAAGAGCGTGGATGGTGCCGCCGCTGCCGCCCGCCGCAAGGCAGAAGCGGAAGCCGCCACGCTGAAGACCGAGAACGAGCGGCTGGCGCGCGAACTGGAAGCCGCCAAGGCCGCCAAGCCGGCTCCAGCGCCCCCCCCTGTGGAGACGCCCGCTGCTGATGCGGCGCCGGCGATCGACATCCCGGATACCCATCCGGAGGTCGCCAAGGCCCTGAAGGCCATCACGGACCTTGGGCCGCGCCCCAAGCAGGAAGACTTCGCGGACTACAACGAGTTCGAGGAGAAGAAAGACGAGTGGATCGAAACACGCGCGAGTCTCCGGACCCGTGCCGACATCGTCCGTGAGGACGTGGCCCGCCGCGAAGCTGCCCGTGTGGCGGCGGCCAACCGTGCCGAGGCTGAGGCCGATGCGGCCTTTCTGGCGTCAATGACCGACGCCAAGACCCGGCATGCCGACTACGACACCGTGATGGACGCTGCCCGCACCAGCGGCCTTGAGGTGCAGCACCACATCGGGCAGGCTGTGCGACGCTCACCGATCGGTGCCGAGGTGTCCTACTACCTCGCCACACATCGGGAGGAAGTGACGCGGTTGAACGGGCTCGACCCGCACCGCGCCGTGGCGGAAGTCGGCAAGCTCGAGGCCCGCCTCGAGGCCGAGATCACCGCCGGGAAGAAGCCGGCCGCCACACCGGGACGCGTGACCAAGGCGCCGGACCCCCAGCGCAACCTGATGGGGGATCTCCCGACCCACACGCAGACGAAAGACCTGAACGATCCAAACCTGACGCAGGCCGAGTACAACGCCATCCGCAACGCGCAAGACCGCGAACGCGGTCGACCCGTCCGCGGGGGCAGTGTCCACTGAGCCCTTTGACCGCCTTTGGAGTGAGCGCCATGACCATCCACCTGCTTCGTTTCCGGGCACCCGGAGAAACCCGCCTGCATGCCGCGGTCTCCTGGGCGATTGCCTTCGCCATCACGTACCTCGGTGCGCTGTTCCTGCTGCCTCACGGGGCCGCGGATGGCGTGCTCTTCGCGGACAACGTCCTGCTGACGTCGACGCTCATCACCCGCGAGTCCATGCGGGTGCTCGAGAGCAACCTGACGGGCGCCAAGTGCGTCAACCGTCAGTTCGATCCGAAGTTCGGCGTGGAAGGCGCCAAGATCGGCCAGATCGTCAACGCCCGCAAGCCGATTCGCGTGGTCGGGCGCACGGGCCAGGCGGTGTCGGTCGAGGCCATCAACGAGACGTCGGTCCCGGTGCCCCTCACCACGCAGGCCGGCGTCGACCTCGAGGTGTCCCAGGCCGACCTGCTCCTGAAGATCGACGACTTCGGGGACCGTATCCTGAACCCGTCCGTCTCGAACATCGCCAACCGGATGGACACCGACATCATGGCGACGGGCCAGCAGGTCTGGAACAACGTCGGGACGCCGGGCACGACCCCGAACCAGCTCATCACCTACTTGCTGGCCGGCGTGGCGCTCGACAACGACCTCGCCCCGATGGACGGTGAGCGGCACCTGATCCTCACCCCCCTGTCGCAGGCGTACATCGTCGACGCCCTGAAGGGCCTCTTCCACCAGGCCACGGGCATCACCGAGCAGTACGTCGAAGGCAAGATGGGCCGCGCGATCGGCTTCGCCTGGTACATGGACCAGAACATGCCGACGCAGACCATCGGCACCCAGGGCGGCACCCCGCTCGTCAACGGCGCCGACCAGTCCGGCACCTCGCTGATCGTCGACGGGTTCACCTCGGCGGCGGCCGAGCGTCTGAAGCTCGGCGATCGGTTCAACGTCGACGGCGTGTACAAGGTGAACGCGCAGTCCCGGAACTCGATTGGCGTGCTCCAGGAGTTCGTGGTCACCGAGCCGATCAACGGCGACGGCTCAGGCAACGCGACGATCGTGTTCCAGCCGCCGATGATCGCGTCGGGCCAGCTCCAGACCGTCAACGCGCTGCCGGCGAACAACGCGGCGGTCAACGTGATCGGCACCGCGGCGACGCAGGCCCCGATGAACATGGCGTTCCATCGGGACTTCGCCACCCTCGTGACGGCGGACCTCCCGCTGCCCCGCGGCGTGGACATGTCGGGTCGGCTCTCGGACAAGCAGCTCGGCGTGTCGATCTGCTTCGTGCGGGCCTACGACGTCTACTCGGGCCAGCTCATCTCCCGCCTCGACGTGCTCTACGGCACGGCGCTCCTGCGCGGGGAACTGGCGTCGGTCATCTACGCCGGCGGCTACTAATCCGTCTCGCGTTCCCACACGGCGCCCTGATCACCAGTCCCGGTGGTCAGGGCGGTCGTGTTTCACCAACACGGAAGGGACCCCTCCTGTATGCGTGACCTCACGAAAGTCCTGTCAGACGCGGAAGCCATCAAGCTGCGCGCACTCATCGCCCAGATGCCGGAGCCGACCGGCAGCGTCGGCGGGTTCGAGGAATACCCGAAGATGCTGTACCACCCCGACTACATCGCCCTGTCGCGGGTGGCCCGCCACCACGAGGACCTGAAGACCCGCAAGGAAGCCGCCACGAAGATGTCCCGGGTGATCGTGGTCGTCCACGACATCGAGACTGAAGAGGACTATCTGGCGGACGGCTGGAAGAGCGACCCGGTCGAGATCATGATCCAGATGGGCGAGGCCGACCCCCGCACCCCGACCGGGCGCGAAGGACGCAAGGAAGGCGTGCGCAAGCGGCAGTCGATCGAGGACGAGGTCAAGCAGTTGCGGCGCCGGTATGCCGAACTGACGGGCACGCGCCTCGAGCCCGACCCGGTCGTAGGGGCCGCCCCCCCCGTCCAGCCACACCAGGCGACCGGTGCGGGATCCGTGCGTCGGCAGCAGGTCCAGCAGGCCGCTCGGAAGGCCGCGCAGCCGCACGCGCGGGCGTAGGGCATGAGGTTCGTCGAACTCGGCACACGGGCGCTCCGGGTCATCAAGGCCGTGGGGCAAGGTGTGCCGAGCAACGACGACGATCTGCAAGTCGCGTTCGAGACCTGCCAGGACATGTTCGACGGGTTCTCGGTCCAGCGGTTGACGGTCTTCCAAACCCTCCGCTCGACCTACCCGATCGTAGCCGCGCAAGGCAGTCCCGCAAACCCCTACACCGTGGGCACCGGGGGCGACATCGACATCCCGCGGCCGACGTGGATCCCCAACGCCGGGTATGAGTTCACGAGCCTGTCGCCCGTGCTCGAGCGCGGGCTGGTCGTCCTCGACGACGACGAGTATGCGGCCCTGCCGCTGAAGGCGCTGGCCGGCCCGATTCCCCAACGGCTGCACTACAACAAGAAGTTCGACACGTCCGGCGTGTCGGTCGGGCTCGGCGATCTCTTTCTGCACCCGGTCCCGAATGGCGCCCAGGCGCTCAATCTGGTGCTCTACCTGCCGACCCCCATGACGGGGTTCGCGGACATCGGCACGACGGAGTACACCTTTCCGCCGGGCTACACCGAGGCTCTGGTGTATCAGCTCGCCAAGCGGCTCTGTATCCCGTTCGACAAGCAGATGACGAAGGAGCAGGAGCAACTCACGGTCGATTCCTTCGCCGCCATCCAGAAGCCGAACGCCCCCATGCCGAAGATGCGGACCGACTACGGGCTGCCCGGTGGGGGCGGCGGCTACTACGACTGGCGCACGGGCACCTCCATCAGCCGGAGCCGGTAACGCGACATGGGCCGTCGTGTTCCCGTCCCACTCTTCGTCGGGGGCACGCACCGGCTGTTCACCGGGCAAGCCAACCCGGAGCGGTGCATCAACCTCTTCCCCGAAACCATCCGCCGCGGGGCGAAAGCCGAACGGCACCTGCGCCCGACCGAGGGCCTGGTCCCGTTCTGCCAACTCGACACGACCGACACGAGCGAGTTGTTCTACCAGGACGGCCGGCTGTTCGCGTGCTGTGGCGAGGGGTTCTACGAAATCTTCAGCAACGGGACCTGGACCCTGCGCGGCACCATCGGGTACGACGGCACCAAGGCGACGATGTGTACGAACGGCGCGTCGGGCACGGCGGGTACCCTCGGCCATCAGATCGTCATCGTCTCAGGCGGGACGCTCCACCTGTACGACACGATCTCGAACGCGTTCAGTACGCCCGCCGCGTTCAGCGCCATCACGATCGAGATGTGCGAGTTTGCCGACGCCTACTTCCTGGCGCTCGCGCGCAACCGCCGCAAGATCTACTACTCGGCGCTGTTCGACGGCAGTTCCTGGACGACGGGCTCGGCCTACATCGAGCGGTCCTGGGGCTCCGACAACATCGCGTTCATCAAGCGGTCGGGCCGGCAACTGTGGACCGTGGGGACGCAGACCTTTGAAGTCTTGGCCGACGTCGGGAACGCGAACAACCCGTGGGCGCCGATTCAGGGCGTGTTCGGGGACATCGGCACGGTGGCCCGCTACACCGGCGTGCGCGATGGGGAGTCGATCTGCTGGCTGACGCAGGGGCAACACGGCGGCGCGTCCCTCGTGCGAGCGAATGGCTACACCCCGCAGCGCATCAGTACCTACAGCATGGACGCCATCCTCGGCTCCACGCAGCTCATTGGCGGTCTGAACGACGCCGAGGGCTTCATCCACGAGCATCAGGGCCACAAGTTCTATTGGCTCCAGTTGGCCGCCTTGCCGACGACGCTCGTGTTCGACTTCACCGAAGAGGAGTGGCACGAGCGGGCGATGTGGAGTTACACCACGGGGCAGTACGTGCGGCACACCGGCCGGAGCCACGTCTACGCCTACGAGAATCACTACCTCGGCGTGCGCGACAGCGGCGTCATCTACCGGATGGACTTCGACTACCTCACGGACGGGCTGCTCTGATGTTTGCCCTGGGCCAACTCGTGATGGTGACAACCGATGGCCGGCACGTGCGCGCCGTCGACGTGACGTATGCGAAAGACGCAGAGGGGCTCACGCAGGCGGCGGCGACACCCGCCTGGTGGTTGGCGCGGGTCGGC